ATGATGAATGAAGGTGGACTGATTGAAGAAACTGTGGCTTACATTAAAAATGGAGAGCGCGATGCTGATGTTGGCACTTTCGAACGAGCACACAAAGAAGGTCAGGTGCACTTGATTATGCAGTCTTATTCGGCAGAACAGGACCCCATTTCAGTATTATTACCAGCAGGAACTGATCTTAAACAAAATCTAGGTAGCAAAATGGCTTCTGCTATCTCTAGAGACCTCTCTCAAACTAAAAGAATCACACCACCTCTTGAAAAACAAATTAAATCTGCGACGCAAATAGATGACTCAAAGCCGATTTACGTAATTTTTAAAGTATAGGAACCAAACAAATGAGCAAAGAAACATTAGAAATCATCCAAGGACTCGCACAAGCAGCAGCAAATGCTTACGACGGCGGTCACATGGAAAACTATTCTCTCGATGGCCAAGCGCGTAAAGTTGGACTAAAGAGAGAAGAAGGTATTCCTCTTCTTGACAAGCGTTGTATTGACGGATTCAAAGTAAAGTTTTATGGAGACTCGATGATCATCAACTATCAATCTGATGTTATGATGCGAGACTTAAAAGACAATGGTTTTGAAAATGATATTGTTCAAACAATTAATGAAGTTAAAAAGTTCTTGGCTAAAGAATATAATGCTGTAACTGGCAAATCTGTTTCTTTGACAGCAAAAGGTGAGCCACAAATCATTGTGCAAACAACTTCACGAGTTCGCACATTCGTTCAAGCATACCAACATTACAAGATTGGTGGATTGGAAATGGATCAAATTGGAGCACCATCCGAAGCCTCAGTTCGAGACATTACAAAAAAGTTTTTAGAGACCGCAAAAGCAAAGCGTCCTCAAAACGAGTTTATTAGTAAAGGAGATAACCAAAAATGAAACTTACAAAAGAAGCATTAAAAAGAATCATTAAAGAAGAGCTTGACGCCGTTATGAATGAGAAAGCCGTATATGGACCTAAAGGCAATACAGAAGTCTTGGATCCAAATGCCACAGATGAATATACTCTCAAAAGATTTAAGGAATTTGGCATCAGAAACCCAAAAGAATACGCTCTGGAACGCCTAAAGAAGATGCAAATAGCAAAGCCGAAACAAGGAAACTACAGATGGTCCTACATCATTCCTCTAGAAGGTAATCAATCAGGTAGATGGGGATGGCAATTATTAGACAATCTTCGTGACGAAATGGCACCAGGCCTATAATAATTTGAGTATTAAATGAAGCTCACAAAAAATGAAATCGTTAAAGAACTTGTAAAGTGCGGAAAGGATCCTCAATATTTCATCGACAATTATTGTAAGATCTCCCATCCTCTGAAAGGTCAGATACCATTTAAGACGTATGACTATCAGAGAGACTTGCTCAAGGACTTTAACGATTATCGTTTCAACGTAATTTTAAAAGGTAGGCAGCTTGGGATCTCAACAATCTCTGCTGCCTATGTTGCTTGGTTCATGTTGTTTCATCGAGAAAAGAACGTTCTCGTTATCGCAACAAAACTATCTACAGCAACGAACTTGGTTAAGAAGGTCAAGATGATCTTTAAAAACCTTCCGTCATGGATGATGATCGCCAAGATTCACGTTGACAATAAACAATCATTTGAACTTACAAATGGCTCTCAAGTAAAAGCCGGAACAACATCTGGAGATGCCGGTCGTTCGGAAGCATTATCATTGCTCATTATAGACGAGGCAGCGTTCGTTGACGGCCTCGAAGAGCTTTGGACGGGTCTTTACCCTACCTTGTCCACAGGGGGGCGTTGTATCGCTCTGAGCACCCCTAACGGCGTTGGAAATTGGTTCCACAAAGCATACACTGAAGCTGAAACGGAACTGAACGATTTTCATCCGATCAAACTTATGTGGGACGTTCATCCTGAACGTGATCAAGCTTGGTTCGAGAAAGAAACCCGCAACATGTCCAAACGACAGATCGCACAGGAGCTTGAGTGCTCCTTTAATGCGTCTGGTGAGACTGTCATCAATCCAGATGACCTTCAACTTGTGTTCCAAGGAATCCGAGATCCGATATACAAAACAGGCTACGACAGAAACTTTTGGATTTGGGAAAAATATCAAGAAGGCGTTCCATACATCTTGTCTGCTGACGTTGCTAGAGGCGACGGAGCTGACTATAGCTGCTTTCACATAGTAAGAGTTGATACCATGACTGTTGTTGCTGAGTATCAAGGAAAGCCTGATCTTGATATGTATTCAAGGTTCTTGTATGATGCTGGTATGGAATATGGCGGCTGTCTTCTTATTGTTGAGAACGTTGGCGTTGGGATTGCTGTTTTAGAGAAACTAAAAGACTTGCAATACAAGAAACTTTATTATTCAATTAAGTCAACTCACGAATATGTTGAAGCATACTTGGCGGAACATGACGAAAGAGCTGTTCCGGGATTCACTACGTCTACAAAGACAAGACCATTAATCGTAGCCAAATTGGAGGAGTACGTCAGAAACAAACTAATTACTATGCATTCCTCTAGAGTTATTCATGAATTGAAGACTTTTGTGTGGGTTAACGGTAAACCTCAGGCTATGCGTTCTTATAACGATGACCTAGTAATGTCTTTGGCGATTGCCTGTTGGGTTCGAGACACAGCCCTCTCAGAAAACGAAAGAGACATGGCGTATAAGAAAGCAATGCTTGGTGGAGTTTACAAGTCGACAACGACAATGAACACCCAAATCAAAGGTCAAAATTTTTATAACGAAACGTTTAATGAAAAACATGCGGAGGAGATAAAGAAAACAAAAGACTTTCTCTGGATATACAAAGGATAAGATATGGCTCGTAATGATAGAAACCCGAATAACAATCAAAGTGATTTATTTAAAACGTTGACGAGATTGTTCTCGGGACCGATAACTCAACGAAGAACACAGTCAGGACGACAATTAAGACGACGCCACTTGGATGTGTACGCAAAGCGATTCAAGTCTGCTTCAGGTCAGCAATTTAAAAAGACCGAATACAACCCAATGAACATCATGACGCTCAACATGATCTCGAACAGAAACCGAGCGGAGCGTTATGTTGATTTTGATCAAATGGAGTTTACACCAGAGATCGCATCATCTCTTGACATTTACGCAGACGAGATGACGACTCACTCATCTTTGACACCAGTGCTACACATCAAGTGTCCAAACGATGAAATCAAGTATGTGCTACACTCTCTATATTACAATATTATGAATATTGAACACAACCTGTTTGGTTGGGCAAGAACCATGTGTAAATATGGAGACATGTTTTTATATCTGGATCTCGACGAAACCAAAGGTTTGCAAAACTGTATTGGGCTTCCTCCTCAAGAAGTTGAAAGACTTGAAGGCGAAGACCCTACAAATCCGAACTACATTCAATTTCAATGGAACAGTGCTGGCTTGACCCTAGAGAACTGGCAAATGGCTCACTTCCGAATCTTGGGTCACGACAAGCATGCTCCCTATGGTACAAGTGTATTGGAGCCTGCGAGAAGAATCTGGAGACAACTTACACTTCTCGAAGACGCAATGATGGCCTATCGTATTACAAGGTCACCAGAGCGACGTGTGTTCAAGATTGACGTAGGCGGCATTGCCCCCCAAGATGTCGAAGGATATATGCAAAAGGTTATGACTCAAATGAAGCGTCACCAAGTTGTAGACCCTACCACAGGACGCGTAGATTTGCGCTACAATCCACTTTCAATCGAAGAGGACTACTTTATCCCTATTAGAGGCGGACAGTCTTCTACGAACATTGAGAACCTTCCTGGAGGGCAATTCACAGCACAGATCGAAGACGTTAAGTATCTTCGAGACAAATTGTTCTCTGCTCTCAAGGTTCCACAGTCTTACCTCTCAATGGGAGAAGGTGCGACCGAAGACAAAACAACTCTCGCACAGAAAGACATCAGGTTTGCGAGAACCATCCAGAGACTTCAACGTGTTGTATTGTCGGAGCTTGAAAAGATTGGAGTAATTCACCTTTACACTCTCGGCTATCGAGGAGACGATCTTCTCGGCTTTAAACTTGCTCTCAACAATCCATCAAAGATTGCCGAGATGCAAGAGCTTGAACATTGGAAAACAAAGTTCGATATCGCAGGCGCAGCAACGGAAGGCTTCTTCTCTCGTCGTTGGATCTCCGAGAACTTGCTCGGACTTTCTCAAGACGAATACTTAAGGATGCAAAGAGAAATGTTCACTGACAAGAAGTTCATGGCATCATTGGAAGCTGCGGCATCAGGAGAGGAGGCCGCCGGTGGCGGTGGTGATCTCGGAGGTGGTGGCGGAGACCTTGACCTTGGGGGCGACTTGGGGGGTGACCTAGGTGGCGGTGGAGATCTTGACCTAGGCGGAGATACCGGCGGCGATACAGATGGTGACACTGGAGGAGATACAGCAGATGACAACTCTCTACCAGCAGAACCTCCAGCGAAACGTGATGATGACGCAAAACCTCGAGGACCTTACAAGAAACACAAACTGACCTATAGAAAAGGTGGAATGAGAAAACAAATGATAAACACCGGTTTAGGCGAGACAGGAACAGCAAGAACAACTTGGCCTGGAAAAGTCGGATTCGGAGGAATGGACTCATTAGCTCGAGGCGTAACAGAATCAGTAGACTTTGAAGAAGAACAACTATTTAGATCAGAGAGTGAGATCAAGACATTACTCGAATCATTAAGCAAAAAGGAAAATACAGATGAAACACAATAAGAAAAGAAATACCGCTTTTCTTTACGAATGTCTGATTCGTGAATTAACAAAAGCAATCATTAAAGAAGACAAACAAAAGCAAACAAAAGTAAAGGGTCTTTTGCGCGAGTTCTTCTCAAAAGGAAAGGTTCTTGCGCAAGAGCTTGGGCTATACAAGTCTCTAATAGAAAGCAAAGAACTCGACAAAGAGTTTTCAAAGCGATTGATGATTGAGACAAAAAAAGACTTTGAATGTCTTGACAGGAAACAGATATTTAACGAGCAAACAGCTTTAATAAACAAAATCAACAAAGCCTTGGGAAGCAAGGCTTTTTCAAACTTTGTTCCTAACTATAAAGATCTTGCAACAATCGGGTTGTTCTTCCAAAACTCAAACTTAGGAGCAAAGAAAAGAATTATGCTCGAAGACAAAGTAGTAAATTATCTTACCAGATTAGATGAGAACCAGACAGAATTAAAGCCGGTTGATCAGCTTGAGTTTAAAATGTTTGTAAAAAGATTTAATGAAGCGTATGAACATTCTCTTTTGAGAGAACAGAAAGACTTGTTAAGCAACTTTATTGTATCGTTTTCTGACAATGGTCTTGGACTTAAATCATATATGAATGATGAGATTGGAAGATTGAAAGAAGAGGTTTCAAAATATATCAAAGATACTGATACTCCTCTCAATGAGAACTTTAGAAAAGTAAAGCAAAAGTTAGATAGTTATTGTAGGCGACCTGTTGACCCCACCATGGTTGAAGAGGTGTTCTATATTCAAGATCTTTTAGCGGAGGTAAAGAGAAATGCCAATTAACATAAGCATTACCGATCAAGACACCGAACAAGGCACCGAACAAGTCGCACCCGAACCACCAGGAGTCAAGATAGAAATTGTCGAGAAAGACAATATAGAATTTAAACTCATGACAAGGTCAGCAATTAATGGCGACCTAATGATACTTGATCATAAAGACATCGACATTGTATTAAAGCAGAAGGATGGAAAAATCATTACTTTTGCAAAAGAGACCATCTCTGACTACACCTATGGTGCTGAGGCAAGATTGCTAGAGTTCATGCGCAAAAGAGGCGTCTTGGAGTATGACTCAATTCAAGGTGGAAACATCTATGGGTCTCTCGAAGGAAAGCTTATGACATCTGAGGAAGTTGAGGTGAACAAGGTTGCTCTTAAAGTTATTTCAGAGTGGATGGAAACGGAAGAATCCTATCTCAAAGGAACCACGGCTTATGATGGCATGTCGGATGATCATTTGATTTCACCAGACGGTGAGTATTCAACGGAACTTGGCGAAGTGCCTGCCGAAGAAAAGAAAGGTTCCATTGTGCAACATAATCTGTTCGCACCTTATCTTTACGGAAGATACACCTATGAGTAAGCAGCAAAAACTCATTATGGAAGGTTGGAGAGACTTTCTCTCCACGGCTACATTCGGTCACGTCGATCATAGAAAAAGAAAAGAAGTTGAATTCAACGCTTCTCTCTCCGACGTTGCTCTGTATGTCGACGAGAGTGGAGATAGAATTAAATGTTTCCTATACATTCCAGCAGGATTTAACGGAGCAACACCTGTCATCGATAATGTCAACAAACCAAAGTTGGTTGGCTTCGTGACATTAGATAAGCTATCCTCATCAAGCCAGCCTTGTATTCCAAATACTTATCAGGTTTCCTTTTCTGCTGTTGCAAATGAGTTTCAAAGAAAAGGCATGGGAACACTTCTTTATAACATAGCAGCAACAATCGCTAAAAATAAAGGTGGAGGAATAACTTCCGACCACAAAAAAACAACCTCAAATTCAGCCGGAAGAGTGTGGAAAAAACTCGAGAAGAGTCCAAATTACACAAAAAGATCGACACCTGATGGTAGCGATAAGTTTGACTACACTGGGACAGCAACCCCGTTTGACGATCAAGACGATTGCTCCACGACAGCCTGGGGAGAGCCAGCTACAGATCATAGTCTTGAAATTATTTCTGGTATTGATGATCAAATTAATCAAATGATGAGAATGAACAAAAAATACATCAAAACCGCTGTTAGAATCACTGATGCCAAAATGAAAGCGCTTCTCGACGACGCAGCTAATGATACATTTTTTAATGTTTTGGAGAACAAGCGTCAATGAAACAAAAGTTAATAATGGAAAGTTGGAGAAAATTTCTACAAGAGGTTGATGGAGATGGACCTCTTGGAAAGTATGTAATGCCAAACAAAAAGCTAGACAACGAAGGCGAAGAAGAAAAGAACACTGAGTTCGAAGATCAATTAGTCAAAGCTCTTCATAAGCACTTTGCGACTGGTAGACGTGCCCTCCCTAGAGACATGACTAACTTTATACTTCAAATGATCGAAGGTGGAAACTATCCTGAAATTTTCAAGCCTTACACAAGCGGCACGCTATACCGCGGAATGAACTTGAGAAAAGAAAAGTTTGAAGAACTTTTTGGAGAATTACCCCAGCCACAGAAGTGGTACAGAGCACCACTGGATTGGCTGCTTGGAAGATCGCAAAAAACAGATGTAAAGCTTCCATTTAGTCCAACTAGTAAGCCAAAGTATTCACCTGGGCTTGACACAACTGCTGGGTCTTGGGCTTCATCTTGGACTACAAGCTTTGGACAAGCTTCTGATTTTTCCAGTATAGCCAACAATATTCCAATCATCCTAGTCGCTGAAGCATCTGGAAATACTTTTATAGACCTAGATCCATTTTATGACAATTACACATTCGCCGCTGATTTTGATGACGAAAAGGAAAAAATAGGAGTTGGAGACATAAACTTGCAATCCATCTATGTATATGATATAGGAGATAATCAATGAAACATTGGAAACCATTATTTATCGAGAACAGCAAGATTCCTGTTTGGCTGTCTTATCTAGCTCCTATCGAGATTGGAGCAATCACTCTCGGACCAATCGTTATTTCTCGTGATGAAATGTCCGAGGCAACAAAGAGGCACGAAACAATTCATTTCCAACAATTCCTTGAACTTGCTTTCGTTGGGTTCATTTTTCTTTACTTTGGCTGGTGGGGATACAATAGGTTGAAAGGTCAAGATGGAGAAGCCGCTTATTTTAATATTCCTTTTGAAGCAGAAGCATACGCAAATCATCATGATGAGAACTATTTAGAAAACAGAAAGAGGTTCGCTTGGATACATTACACTTCATCTTAATAGCATACGGGATGACCTTCATCCTTGTTCATGGAAAGATTTTTGAAGATATAAGACCAGAGAAGGACTATACTAAAAAATGGAACACTCTATTCAATTGCCCATTGTGTATGGGATTTTGGGTTGGTGTATTCTTATCTTGCCTTTCGCCTTATACCGAACTATTTAGTTTCGAGCGTTCTTTTGTAAATGCTTTTTTGCTTGGCTGCTTGTCAGCCGGCACTTCATATTTGATTTCGGTCTTGGTCGATGATTTCGGCCTAAGACTATCATCGAGACCAGGAGGTGAGCATGTCGATGATTAAAAAGTGGATGTTACAGCCAGTCCGCCGTTGTTGCAGCGGATCCTAGCTCGAGCGGGTGGCGCCCGCTCATATTTTATTGGAGATAAGAATGTCAAAACAATTGCTAACAGAATTCCATGCCTTATGCCCAGACGGTAGATGCCTTGATCTTTTAAGCGAAAGTGAAAAGAGAGAGGTTGTCAACGAAGGAGCGGTGTATCTTACTGGTCGTATTCAAACAGCAGATAAGAAAAACGGCAATGGTCGCAAGTATCCTCACAAGGTGCTTAAGCGAGAAATGGACAACTATATGAGGATCGTTAAAGACAATAGAGCAACAGGTGAATTAGATCACCCTGACGACTCCGTAATTAACCTTAAAAACGTTTCTCACATGGTAGTAGACTGTTGGTGGCAAGGCAGTGACGTAATGGGCAAGATCAAGGTCCTAGACACTCCTAGCGGTAGAATTTTAAAAGACCTCATCAACGCTGGTGTGAAACTTGGAATTTCATCTCGTGGACTTGGATCTGTTCGAGAGTCAATGGGAGAGACAATCGTTGAAGATGACTTTCAGCTTATATGCTTTGATATCGTGTCAGAACCTTCTACTCCAGATGCTTTCGTATACCCCGGCTCAGATAAGCCTTCTAGTTCATCAAACTCTTTCAATATGAGATTGAGAGAACAAAGAGAAAACAATATCGACAATCTATTTAAGAAGATTCTTGGAGACTAAATGAACAAAGAGCAATTTAAAAAAACCTTAAGACCAATGATCAAAGAATGTATAAAAGAAGTTATCTTCGAAGAAGGCGTTCTTTCAAACATCATCTCCGAGGTTCTAAAGGGAACATCTCAACCTCTTGTTGAATCTCGCCAACCATCATATCAACAGCCACAAGTTGATTATGAGGCAAAAGAGCGAGAAGCAAAAGAGAGAAGAAGAAAAATGCTTGACTCAATTGGTCGAGAAGCCTATAATGGGGTTGATCTATTTGAAGGCACCCAGCCTCTTCAAGAAAGGCGATCAACTTCGACGTCGTCACCACATGGTTCAAGACCGTTAGACGGAATTGCTCCTAATGATCCAGGTGTTAACTTGTCATCTCTTGGCGTTAACTCTGGTATATGGAAGAAACTAGCAGGTAAATAATGGCAACAAATCACGTAGCAAGGCCTCGAAAGAACGAGAGCCCCGAGAGACTCATTAAGCGTTTCATTAAGAAATGTAAGAAAGATGGCATCATTGACGAAGTCAAAGATAGAAAGAATTTCAAGAAACCTTCTATCAAGAAGAGGTTAGCAAAGAAGAAAGCAATTGCAAGACACAAGAAGAATTTGAAAAAACAGAACTAGTTATAGGCAAACGAGGAAATTATTATGTCAGTTCATCAATATACATCAGGCGGTAGAACAAGGAATGTTGTCAACATTGCCGACCCTGGAGGTACGGTCGCAGCTTATTCGTTGACAGCAGCAAACTCTGAACCTTCTTTGTCGTCACATGGATTTAAAAACTTCCACTCACAAAAGATGTTACACGTTCTTATACACAACAACGGTCTCGAATGGGATAATGGTGGAACACCTGCCGACCTAAAAGTCGATAGTGACAAGATTACAATTTGGGGCTATAACTCTTCTCTTGGTGGAGAGTGGTCTCCATTGAGAATTCCAATTTATAACAATACTAGTGCCACCTTGGAATTTCCAACCGTAGTTGTGCCCGATGAAATAGCTCACGATGCTAAGTATAGAATGACGGTTTGCGTTGAAGGTATCGAGAGAATAGCGGTTGTATTAGGCGCTGATCCATTTCACAATAGTTCTAATGTCTCACAGGCACGGTCTGCTGGATCTTTGGACATTTACCTCGGCGTAAATACAATTTAATTGGAGGATAGATGGCTGATTTCGGCTGGGCATTTGTAAAAGGTGGGTTATTAACAGGCTCTGCTCCACCATCTGGTTCTGTCCAATTTAACAATGGAGCTAACGGTCTTGGTGGATCAACCGATTTAATTTTTGAATCAGGTTCTACATCCGAACTAAGATTAACTGGATCAATGAATATTGAGGGAGACTTATCTGCCTCTGTTAATATTTCTGCGTCTGCTTTTTATGGAGACGGATCAAACCTAACCGGCATAACAACCGCTCCTGCTGGTAATGACCACGAGATTCAATTTAATGATGCTGGTAATTTCGGATCTTCATCGAAATTAACTTTCGATGAAACTTCTTTATATGTCACCGGAGACATTACCGCGTCCGTTAACATATCTGCTTCAGCATTTCACGGAGATGGCTCTAATCTTACGGGCATCACCTCCGTAAATATTGACAACGACGGTGCCAATAGAGTCTTAACTGCTGACGGGGATGGAACCATGACAGCAGAATCAAACTTTACTTTTGATGGATCTACCCTGAATGTAACAGGCACTCTGAATGTGTCTGGTACAATCAACGCAAACGAATTAAACATTGATGTCGAAAACAGAACAGTTGTTAATATCTCCAAGACAGGTTCAACAAACTTTGGAGACACATCTGACGACAGACATAGATTTACTGGATCGGTAAATGTAAGCGGAGACATAACAGGTTCTGGACTAAACCTTTCCGGGCTTGCTTCTGGGACAGCTGTTAACGATTCAAGCTATCTTGCAATCGATTCAAACAACAACATAATACTTACATCCTCTGCCGGTGGTTCAGGTGGAACAATTGGAGAAGCAGAAGATGGAGACTATACTGATGGTTTATTTACTGACTTCATATCAAGTACCCCTGTTGGAACTCCAATAGACAGATTTAACGAGGTTCTTAAGATTCTCGCTCCTTCACCAGCTCCTGCCTTATCAAGAGTAGACTATGACAATGGAGATGGGTCAACAGTAAAGCTTTCTTTTGGTGCTGGAGAGTTTGTGTCAGGATACTCTAGCTCAGATACTGACGCCGGATTTGATGCTGTAGATGTCGCAGAGACATATCAGGCAGAAACTTCGGGATCAAACTTCAGACTTGGAGCATACGATGGGACGGAAAATGTAACTGGTTTTCTTAACTTCAATGTCGCAGAGTCTCAAACAAATGGGTATGTTGCCTATTCTGCGGATGCTTTTGCAAACGCTGAGACAGGGTCTCTAAAACTTGAGTTAAACGGTACTGTTGTAAAAACTGTGAACCTTGAGACCACAACCGGGACTGGAAATCCAGGATCTGGAACTGCCAATGATCTTAATCCAGATGGCTCTGGTTTTACAAATATTTCAATTACAGCATCATCATTTGATGGCAACAACTCGGAATGGTATATATTCAAACATA